GTCATGTATGTTAATTTAGAAGCCGATTTAGTTCCTAGAAGTATTTTTTATTCGGATTCAGAAAAAAATACACTAACATCACTAGCATCGGGGACCTTTAATATGATGCGAAATCAAGGTGATAAAAATGAATTTGAAAACAATTTTGACACTAATTGGACAGAAACTTTTGTTCCAATATCATCAAAGCAAGATACAATTAATGCGGTTATAAATGCTGTTGCTGGTACAAACTTAAACAGATCAACAACGTATGATCCTTCAGCACAAACATTTGGAATTGAAAGCATTAACATTGTTGTTAAAGGGCCTAATAATATTCCACAAGTATCAATAAATTTTCTTGATGTTAGAGGTAAGACATTATTTGATTCGCCAGACAATTCCCCATACAAAGCTTTTTTCCATCAACCATGGCCAATATTTTATTTAACGGTTAAGGGGTTTTATGGTAAAGCAATAAGATATCGAATTCAACTTGTCGATTTTAAAACTAAATTTAATGGTAATACAGGTAATTTTGAAATATCAACAAAATTCGTTGGCTCAACATACGCCTTTTTAAATGATATTTTACTTGCAAATATTGTTAACGCACCATACATGTATATGGTGGAATCTAGCGAACCATATAGAACAAACGATAAAACAGGGTTTGTTGAGAAAAAAATATCTAAAACAACAAAAGGTTATTCTATATTAAAATCGGTTTATTCAGATTATATAGCAAAGGGATACATTCCTAAAGATTTCCCCGTTAAAACTCTTAGGGAACTTTTAATGACAGCAACAGGTATAGAAAGTATTATTGAAACGGCTCTTTTTAGTCAAACCGTTAATCCAGATGTATTAAGTGATGTGGCAGAATTTGATAAGCTTTTAGGTAATTTAGAAAATATGGTGATATCTTGGTCTAATAGATATCTAACAAAAACAGAAGAAAAAACAAAAGACGGATATCTTTATTATCCTTTAAATAAAACAACAAGTGATAGGACTCAAACCTCTACCGGCCCAGCTAATGCTGATATCATCAGTGGAACTACAAATAATTCATCACTAAAAAGTAAAATAGACAAATATATTATTGATCTAGAAAACAATGTTGCGTTTGGTAAACTGGCGGGGTCTAAAGAAATAAAAAATAAGGATTCGATAAAAACTAAAACAATTTCACTAAATTCTATAAGAAACATAACCGATTTTTTCTTTTTTTACGAATCAAAATATTGGGTATCAAATGAGAAATTAGTTGATAGAATTAAAAAAATTCAAAACGAGTTTATTACAAGTAGAGAATCTGTTGAAAAAGGTGTTGAAGATGCCATGAACACCGTTATTCAAAACAATGAAGGTGGTTTTGGTTTTAAACCAACAATTAGAAACATATTCGCAGTTATTTTAGCTAATGCCGATACCTATATCCGATTAATGAAAGATGTTCACAGAAAAGCTATACAACGATCTGAATTTAGAAAAAAAGAAATCATTGGTATTAGCGATAATAAAGATGAAGTAATTTATCCTTGGCCAGAAGTTAAAAAGAAAGGTAATAAAGAATCATATTCTTTTTATTACCCGGCTGACAGCCAAGTTGTTGAATCAACAAAGGGTAAGAATTTTTCTCTTTGGCCAGAAGTTGAGTTTGTTGAAACATATAATAGTGTTGCAACAAAAAGAGTTGACGCAGAAAGCGGCAAAGAAATTTTCCCATCAGATCTCATGTTTGTTTTTGATGGTAAAGATGAGTCAAGAGAAGTTAGAGCTGTCAGCACGCTATTCAAAATAAATGACAAATATCCATATACTGACAAATCACTATCATCGATATTATATGAAATTTTTGAAAGAGCACACTACATAACATCATATAACAATTTCACAACAGATAAGGTAATAAGTGAGATATGCAATAAAGAGTTTGAAACCTTAAGTAGTGCTATAGATGGTGATGTTGATGTTAGAGAAGTTTTAAGTCAACAAATTAAGGGTAAACAAGAATTGGTTAATTTTATGTTTTCTTATTCTAAAAATGAAAGATACCCCTACTATCAAGATAGACTCCCAACTATTGATTATATAAAAGAGCTTGTAGATAGGGATTTTGACATTATTGAATATGATGGTGCTGTAACAAATAGCGTTACAGATAGTGCATATCCAGAATTACAAGATTATCTTAATAATTACGTGGTTGATCCATATAGATTAAAAGAATTCCCATTTAATTCAACTCTTTATCAATCCTATATTGGAAATAAAGTTTTAAAAGAAAGTGACTACAAATATGTTAACATCTTAAAGGTAAATCAAGATGATAATTTTATTAGTTCACCTATTAATTCAGAATCATGGATTTTAAGCGCGTTCACTAAAAATATTTTTACACAAAAAATAACACTTAGTGGGCAAACAAGAAATTTACTTAATACCCCATATTTTCACAAACAGTTATATAATGACTTTTTTAAAGGTGGTGTATCCGAAAGATATGTTGGTTCTGCTTATATTCTGTTAAACTCATTACCATTTAAAGATCTAGACGATATTATAGATTTTAATGGGAATAAAATTTTGATGTCTTCTTTATTTAAAGAGATTGCTGCAACGCATTACGTTCCGTATTATCTAATATTAAAGTGGGGTTCGATATATCATAGATATAAGAAACAGTTAAAAGAAGGAATAGATATTTTAAGTGGAGTAACAACATCAATAAACGGATCTACCTTTTTTGATAATGGAACAAACGTTACTTTTAATCTAAGTGGTATAACACCATCAATGAGTGCTGTTACATATTCGTCTAACTCATATCTTGGGGTATATCCATATTATCATGGTATATTTCATCAAATTGTTAATGGATATAGTTTTTATAACCCATCTGGTTTTACAAAAACAAGTGCAACAGCTGTTAACGCTAGTTCAGAATATAATGGTGTAATAACTAGTGGAATTACAAAATATCTTTTAGAGAGACCCGCAACTAAAAGTGGATTTACTGCCACATCATTAGTTGATAACTCTAAGTTCAAGTCCACAGATATTAGGTACACGATATTACCATCCAATGGTGCATCAAAAATTAGTAATATAGTTGATGACTTTCCAAATCTATTACAAGATTCTTTTAGAATTATATTAGATGATAGCGATTTAACAAAACATCCCTTATATAATCTTTTATATTTTCCTCAATACAATGAGTCCTTTAAAACAACAAATAATTTATTTTCACTAACAGGAACTAAGAAAAAGGTTGTTGATCTAATTGCAACGTTTACTCCTAAAATGTTAGATGAGTTTGAAACCATGTTTTTAGAGTTTTCTTCATTAGATTTAGATATTGACAAACCAAATACTAGTACACATGATTACACATCTTTTCAAGAAATATTAAAAGAAATATGTAGCATTGATAAAACGGGTATTGATTTTACTGTTGATGGTGCTAGAGAAAAGGTCATTCAGGCACAAAATACTAGATTAGAAGCCTTAACAAAAAATTTATTAGCTAATAAGAATTTAAAAAAGTTAATTATTGGTAATCCAAAACAAATTGATAATTTTATTATAAATGGGTTTGTTGGAAAATCTAAATCATATCGCCCAAACATATTTGATTCATCACAGCTAACAGTAGCCAATAAAAAATTAATAGAATTATATATTGGTGAAAACATTACAGGTTCAACTTATAGTGGTATAACCAATTTATATGAGAACTTCTTTCAGGTTAACGATATTGAGGTTTCAGAAGAAAACATTTATTCTTATAGAGAACTATCTAGAATATATGCTGGATGGGTTAAAGATGGGAAAACAACTGATCAATTTTTTATCCCAACAAACACAGGGTTTAAAGCATACATAAAGGATAATATTTTTGATCCACAGGACGTTAAACTTAGAAATTTTTTACAAACACTTATAGGTAAGTTTAGTAAGGGGTTAGCTAAAGAGAAAAACAAAGAAAAAATAACAGTATATCATGGTTACAATGAAGCCAAAACAACAAAATTAGATTTATATCAATATTTTAAATCTTTTAATGATAAATGGATTGCTGGTAATGCTGTCGGTCAAAGACATTTAATGGACGAATTTTTATTCTTAGATAGAGCAAATGTAGACATTGGAGACAAGGCATACATAAGTTTAGAAAGATTAATTTCATTAGGTAGTGAAAAAAACGCAAAAATAGATTTATATAGTGCAATATCAACCTTAATACAAGGAACAAATTTTGATATGAGACCTTTACCGGCTTATGTGAATTTTTATGGTACCAATACTAGTAATAAAAAAAGAATAATACCATCTAAAAATTTAGCTAGAAATCTATTTGGTACATTTTTAGATGTTGATTATCAAGAATCATCACCAAAAATTATTTTACAATATATTAACAAGACATCCCAATATTTGGATATGGCTAGGGTTAATAAAGAGTATAAGTTTAAAACTGATAGTTTTGATATTAAAGATACGAATAACAACCCTTTACTTGTTGAACCAAGAATATTCATGGATACAGACACCGCAAATTCAAATAGGGTTGTTTCATTTGAAGTTAATTTTGGTGATCAGGCACAGGGTGTTTTTAAAAGCATATCGTTAGATCAAAGCACATATAAAAACACAAACGAGAGTGCACTTGCTCAAGAAAGATTAGCAAGATCACAAGGTGGTGGTGGAACCCATTCTGTTGATGTTGGATTGTTTGACATTTATAAAACGGCGTCTTATCAATGTAGTGTTACCTGTATGGGCAACGTTATGTTACAACCTACAATGTATTTTTTTCTAGCAAATGTTCCCATGTTTAATGGTACGTACTTAATATTTGATGTTAGTCACTCAATAAAAGCGGGTCAATTTGAAACATCATTTACCGGGGTTAGAATTTCAAATAGCACACTTCCATCTCTTGATAGTACATTTATGTCAAGTTATAGACCATTATTTAGTAGACTATTATCGTCTGCTGTTAAAAAGAAACAAAAAACTAATCCAAAAGTTACAACAGAAAGAGTAATAACAACTAAGGATAAACAAAGCTTTAGTGTTGATCCAGGATCGGCCGTTGCTAATGAAGATTTATCAAAAATAATTGTTAATGAATCTGGTTTATTACATGATATTATACCATTTAATGGTGCTAAAATAGGTAATTTAACAGAAAAGTATATTCAGTTTATTCAACCTACAAAGGGTCAACTTTGGCTTAGAACTAGAGTGGCATTATTTGGTGGATCAAATTATGATCCAACTGGGGAATTAGACTTAGTTAGTGGTTGGAAAGCATACCCAAATGTTATTAAAAAATATTCTGATATTAAAGAAAGCCTATTTGATTATTATTCAATTAGACTTGTTTTAAACAACACTAACAAGGAAAAAATATTTAAGTTTAACACCGAGTTTTATAACCCATCTGCAGGTGTGACATATAAACTGGTTACCGATGTGAACCCATCTACAGGTAGATTTGATGGCCCAGTACACAGCGGACCGGACATAACTGACCCTAAAGCTGGTATATATGGTATAGCTATGTGTGCAAAGCTTATGAAGAAATTAAAATTAAAGGAAGGGGATGTTGTGTATTTTAGATTAACTTAAGAAAAATACCAATTATTGAAGTATTTATAGGTATATATTTTAACACTATGGAAAAAATAAATAAATCAGTAGATCAGTTTTTGAACCAAAAGGTTTCAAGACAAGTATCAAATGACTCAATGGAGAGAGAAGAATGTGATTTACAAACTGGCGAATGCTATGTTATTAGATCAAAAGATGGTATCGTTGAAAGAATAAATAAAAAATACATTACCGAAGACGGTAGACAACTATTACAAGACTAATGCTATGTTAGAACAAAAACTTTTAGAAGAAATAAATAGATATAAATCTATTAACAAAAACGCAAAATCACTTTATTTAATTGATGAGCAAGAATTACCGCCAGCACCACCAGCACCAGACATGGCAGCAGGTGACACAGGTACTGAAGATCTTCCAATGGCAGAGCCAACAGGCGCGCCTGAAGCTGGATCTCTACCAGATTCACCAGAAACATCAAGCACAGAAGAGGTGGATGTTACTGATTTAGTTAACATGACTAAAAACATTAAAAACGAATTAGAAGCATCTAAAGGTGAACAAAGCGGTGTTATGCAACAAATGGATGCGGTATTCAGTAAGTTAGATGATCTTGAGATTAAATTAGGTAATATGGACGCGGTTATCGCTAAAATTGACCAACTAGGTGCAAAGATAGATGATGCTAAACCACAAACACCTCAGGAAAAATTGGAAATGCGTTCTTTGGACTCATATCCTTTTAATGAGAAACCACAAGAGTTTTTTGCGCATAAACAACAAGAAATGAGAGCTAGCGGTAAAAACGAATATGTTTTAACTAAAAGTGACATTCAAAATTATTCCAAAGAAGATGTGACAACATCATTTAATCCTTTTGAAGATGAACAACAACCTCAGTTCTAATGTAAATTTATTTCTAGGTTTGCAGTGCCAATTTAAGATAATGCATTGGCAGACAAAGGGTTATGCTAGACACCAAGCATTTGGTAATATTTATGACACCTTAGATGATCTAATAGATACCTATGTTGAGGTTTCAATGGGTAAATTTGGTAGATTTGTGTTAGATGAATCAACTAGAAATATTGAAATATTTAACCTACAAGATATTGAAATCGTTAAGTTCATTCAAAAAATAAAACAATTTTTAATTGAGTTAGGTAAGGAATTATCACCAGAAAGTGATACCGACTTATTGAACATAAAAGATGAGATGCTTGCAGAAGTCAATAAATTAGCCTATCTTTTGACCTTAGAATAGCCATAAAAATATTTTTTATAAAAAAGTAAGACCGGATTTTTTAATCCGGTTTTTTTTATGTATATTTTGATATAAGATTTTTAACAATTAAAAAAACTATTATGGCAACAGTAGATTCAGTGCTAGCACAGTACGAAAAAAACAAAAACGCTACAAGTAGCAACGCAAACAAAATGTCGAGTGAAGACAGATTGAAAAGGTATTTTACAACTGTTCTTCCTAAGGGAGTAAAGTCTGGTGAAAAGCGCATCAGAATCCTACCAACAGTAGATGGTGAGACACCTTTTAAAGAGGGGTACTTTCACGAAATACAAATTGATGGTAATTGGACGAAGTTATACGATCCAGCACAAGAAGGTAAACGTTCACCTTTGAATGAAGTAAAAGATGCATTATATGCAACTAAGGTTCAGTCTGATGCTGAATTAGCCCGTCAATATCGTTCACGTAAATTCTATATCGTTAAGGTTATTGATAGAGACAATGAGCAAGATGGCCCAAAATTTTGGAGATTTAAGCATAATGCTAAAGGAGATGGTATCATGGATAAAATCTTCCCTGTCTTTCAAAAGAAGGGTGACATTACTGACATTGAAACAGGTAGAGATGTTACATTATTTTTAACATTAACTAAATCTGGTAATGGTAAAGAATATACATCAATTAATTCTGTTATGCCAGAAGATCCAACACCTCTTCATGTTGATCCAACACAAGCTAGTGCTTGGGTAAATGATGAAATGACATGGAATGATGTTTATGCTAAAAAACCAGAAGAATATTTAGAAATGGTTGCTAAGGGAGAAACCCCAACTTGGGATGTTGATAC